GCCGGGAGTTGGTGATGACCAAGAATACGCAGCCCGTTAACCTTGTGGCCGCTGAGTGGCACGAAATTGAAGCACTTGAAGACGGCACGGTGTTTGTGAACGTCTTTGCGGAAGGTAAACAATGAGCCAAGTAAAAGCCAACTCCTACTACGACACCTCTGGCGGCTCTAACGCTGTTCTGTATGGTGTTGCTGCTCCTGCTAACAGCATGGGGTTCAGAAATCGTCTGATTAACGGAGACTGTCGCATAGATCAGCGCAATGCTGGGGCGAGTGTGACGCCTACATCGGCTGGTTACACGCTTGATCGCTGGAAGTCGGAGATTACTCAATCGTCCAAGTTTTCGGTACAGCGGTCTACAACGACGGCGACCGGATTCACCAATAGCCTGCTAGTGACCTCTTTGTCTGCATATTCCATTAGCTCAACCGATGAGTTTTTGCAGCGTCAGAACATTGAAGGGTTCAACACTGCCGACCTTGCATGGGGTACGGCATCCGCGCAGGCCGTTACGCTTTCTTTTTTGGTGCGGTCTTCGTTGACGGGCACCTTCGGCGGTTCTCTTCAGAACTCTGGCGCAAACCGCTGCTATCCTTTCACCTTCACAATCAGCGCAGCCAACACGTTTGAGTATAAAACTGTCACGATTGCTGGTGACACCACAGGCACTTGGGTTACGGACAACGGCATCGGTATCCGGGTCAACTTTGGCTTGGGGGTTGGATCGACATACTCCGGCACGGCTGGCGCATGGTCTTCCACCTACTACTCCTCTGCCACCGGCGCAACCTCTGTAGTCGGCACCAACGGAGCCACCTTCTACATCACCGGCGTCCAGCTTGAAGCTGGCTCAGTCGCCTCGCCGTTTGAGCGCGTGGAGTACGGCGCAATGCTTCGTGCTTGCCAGCGGTACGCGATTAAGTACCTCGGCAACGGGGCTTATGAAAAGCTATCTCTATGCGGCTGGGCATCTTCATCGACAACATTTACAGGCGCCTTTGCACTTCCGGTTCCAATGCGAAGCTCGCCAACAGTGACGTTTTCGTCGTTGGCTTGTGCAACCACAGGTGGATCAAGCGCGGTTAGCGCGGTAAACGTCGATCAGACGTCAACCCTATCGCCCAGTTTTAACTTTGTGACGACGGGCCTGACGACTGGGTACGCATCCGTCGTTCAGGCTAATAACAGCACATCGGCCTTTGTGCTTCTTTCTTCGGAGTTGTAAATGTACCAACTTAGTCCACTGCTCCAAAGCGCACAAACCAGTGTCATTCGGATGGCTGACGGCGCTTGCATCCCTTTCGACCCCGCCAACACCGACTACCAGGCGTATCTGAAGTGGCTGGCGGAGGGCAATGTCCCGATTCCCGCTGATCAACCTGAATAACTCATAGGAATAGCATGGCATTGAAAATTGCAGTCTATGCAATCAGTAAAAATGAGGAGCAGTTTGTAAAAAGGTTCTGTGATTCCGCAGCAGATGCGGATCTGATCCTCATTGCAGACACCGGCTCTACCGACGATACGGTCAAAGTCGCATTGGAATGTGGCGCCAAAGTCCACGACATCTTTGTCAAGCCTTGGCGCTTTGATAAGGCTCGGGATACTGCATTAGCCCTGATTCCTGGTGACTTTGATGTCTGCATCTCCCTAGACCTAGACGAGGTGCTGGAGCCGGGTTGGCGGGAAGAGATTGAACGGGTATGGATGGCTGAAACCACCAGACTGCGGTACAAATTTGATTGGGGCTGTGGGATTTCGTTCTTGTACGAAAAGATCCACCACCGGCATGGTTACCACTGGCACCACCCGGTTCATGAATATCCCCGCCCTGATGGCCGGATTACCGAGATTTATGCCCATACGGATATGCTGCTGGTAAGCCATCACCCAGACCCGTCCAAATCTCGCGGTCAATATATGCCGTTATTGGAACTGGCGGTTAGTGAAGACCCACATTGCCCACGGAATGCGTTTTATCACGCTAGAGAGCTAACTTTCTATGCCCGATGGGATGAAGCAATAGCCGCTTTGTCCAAATATTTGGACATGCCTGGGGCTACTTGGCCAAATGAACGCTGTTATGCCATGCGACTACTGGGTAAGGCCCATGATGAGCTTGGAAGGCCGTATGACGCGCTTAAATGGTATCGTTTGGCAGTGGCTGAAGCTCCGGGTACTCGGGAGCCTTGGGTAGACCTCTCCATGGCCTGTTATCGGCTGCATTTGTGGGCAGAAAGCTACTCAGCTGCTAAATCCGCTCTACAGATCACGGATAAGGCTTTGGCATACACCATGGACCCGTCTGTGTGGACGGAAAAGCCTTGGGATTTGGGCAGTATTGCTGCTTGGCATTTGGGGCTGAAAGATGAAGCTATCCAGCTTTGTCAGGAAGCATTAAAATTTTCCCCAACTGACTCTCGTCTATTAAACAATTTAGTTCAAATGACGGAGCAACCAACGGTGGACTGATATGTCTGATTACCAAAGAATTCGCACCCCCTTTGTTGGCATGTCCTTTACCCCGGATGTGCCCAGCAATGCTTTGGGTCCGAGTGAATACAACAGCGGATATAACGTCGAAACCGATGTCCGTGGAATCAAAAAGATCTTTGGTGAGCAGGAAATCCTGACGGCGGTTCCAAATAGCGCCATCTTCATGGAAGGCGGTTTCCGTAATGAAACCACTTGGAATTACATTGTTGCTACCCGGGATAGCTCCAGCCAAGGTCGCTGGTATCTGGTTGGTTCGGCAGGCGTAACCAACATTACCCCGGGCGTTGGCTCTAATCCCTCTGTGTATCTTTCTGGATACACTGCTGACCTCAATATCACCACCTCATGGGTTGGCGGTGTGTTCTTTGTGAATGACACGCTGAATAACCCGATGTATCTGCTGCCTACTGGCACAGAACTGGTTGTTACTGCTGATGCGCAGTGGAACTATGACGTTGGGGTAACTAAGACTGTGGCTGGCTTTGTCCGCAACTATTGCTCACCCAATGTGGGCAATATTTTGATTGCAGGCAACCTGACCAAAACCGCCAGTGGTATTGACACCAATTACCCGACGACGGTGCGGTGGTCTCAATCCTTCACTAGTTCCGGTGTTCCTACGACCTGGGAGCCTACGCTATCCAACGTGGCCAACGAGCAGGAAGTCCCTGTCCGTGGACCGCTGATTGACGGCTTTTTCTTGGGTGCAAATTTTTATGTCTGCTCGTACTGGGATACGGTTGTCTTTAGCCCGATTTCGTACCAGAGCAGTGCTGTGCCTGTGTTTGGTGTACGTCTTCTTAATCAGGGCCGTGGTCTCCTAAACAACAACTGCTGGACCAATACCGATTCCATGGTTTATGGCCTAGATGCCCGAGATATTTGGGTATTTGACGGTTCTAATTTCACCTCGCTGGGCAATCAACGGGTAAAAGACTATTTCTTCAACAATCTGAACCCTACTTATTACTCCCGGGTGTTCATGGTGAACAATACCCAGAAGTATCAGATTGAGGTTTATTACCCGGACCTGAACAGTACCGGGTGGTGCAACAAGATGCTGTCGTATCGCTACGACCTCGGGGTCTGGAATGCGCCTAAAGACATTGAAGATGCCTGCATGGGTACGGAAGGACCTCGTTACGTCAGCGGTAGTTTTAATCTTGCATCTCGGACTGTTGTATATGCGCGTGGTGATTTGGCGGGTCAAAAGCTAATCCAAACCAACACCGGCAATTCGTTTATCAATTCAGCGCCAATTCCGGCTCTTTTTGAGCGCACTAACCTGACCATGGCTACTGCTAACGGTCCTATTCCGTTTAGCTCTAGCGTGTATGCGCACCGATTGCTGCCGGAGATTGCTGGATCTGGAACGATTAATATCACGGTTGGTGGCGCTTATTCCACTGCACAAGATCCTGTTTATGGCCAGACTGGTGTAACGGAAGTTGTAACGAATACGCCCTGGGTCACTACCCAACAAAATAATTTCCGTACGGTAGCTGTCAAGGTTGAGTCCAACGATGCCACCGACACCTGGAACCTGACTGCCTTGAATTGGCAAGCCAGCATTGTTGAGGACGCTTTCTAATGCCGTTCGCTCTTGATGCTCAAGCCACTGGCAGCGAACTGTCAGAAGCCATTAATTATTTGCTGGCCAACCTCTCTGAAGGTTTGTCAGTCAATGATCAAACGGGGCAAATTACTGCGCCTAATGGCAATGTGGTGGCTTATGTCTACAAGTATTTGGCCGTCAAATATGCAGACAGCTTTGATGGCTCCCTAAACTTCAGCAACACCCCTACAAACCGGGAATATTACGGACTGCGCAATACCGACAGTTCGGTGGAATCCACGAATCCTGCGGACTATGTTTGGTACAAGGTCAGCGGTGGTTTTGGCACCACGAAATTCTTGTTCTACTTGACCACTGGTGGTCGTGGGATTGAGTTCTATGTGGGAACTGCCGCGCCCAGTCAGTTCTATGTGCAGGACAACGGCTCCAGCATTGATCTGGACTTTGTGACGGGAGCTACAACCTCTCCGTCCAACTTTGCCGTTCTGCGTATTGCAAACGATTTCAGCCCGCCTACGGATGCTGAGGTGCTGTCCTCGATTGGTCGTCTACCGATTAATGGCGACCTGTGTATCGTGAACTACAACACTGGTGCTGCTTCGATTCAGTATCGGTATTACAGCGGCTGGACCATTTTTCAGAAAATTCTGACTGGTGATCTGGTTGTCGCCAACAGCATTACCGGTACCAACATTGCAGCCAACACCGTAACCGCCAGCAACATGGTGGCCGGTACGATTACAGCAGCAAGCGGAATTATTGCGGATGCTGCAATTACCACTGCGAAAATTGATGATCTGCAAGTATCAACAATTAAAATTGCAAACTTTGCAGTTTCTAATTACTTTTATTTGCAATATAGCTCGACCGGATCAGGAAGTTATTCCGATTTAAGTATTGGCACTTTGCCAGCAAACTCCAGCATTATTTGTATTGTGCAAGCGCAATACGATGTTGGTACTGCTGCATCTAACTGGGCATGGTTAAGTATTGGTTTGAATGGTTTTGGTAGTCCAACAGGCGGCGTTGGTAATCCTCTTTCATTTTTTTGGCCACGCGTTAGTTCATCGACAAGCGTCCCTGTAACTGGTGCATCCATGGGATTGGTTGGCAATATTGCAATTGCTGGCCCTTCGACTAGTACGCCCAGTAGTTTCTTGCGCTTCTCTCAAACTGCTGGCAGCACATTTGTCGGCGTTAACTTTAACGTTGTCGTAATTATTTTTAAAAAATGAACAGCATTAGCATTTACCTGCTTGCAAACGGTCAATATAGCCGAACAGTTGGCGCTCCGACCGAAGAGCTATTGTTGTTGCAAGTCAAGGATGGTGAGAAAGGTTTGTTTGATATTGCAAACCCATCGTCCTATTATTTAGACAGTAATGGCGAAACACTTATTCAAATTCCGCCCAAACCGTCTGAATACTCGATTTTTGATTACACTCTAAAAGAATGGGTTGATCCCCGCACGGATCAGCAAAAATACGACGATGCCGTCAATGTGGCCATACCGCAGCGCAATGAACTGCTATATGCCTCGGATTGGACGCAAATCCCTAATAACCCGCTAACTGCTGAAAAACAGCAGGAATGGGCGGTATATCGCCAAGAACTGCGGGACATTACAATCCAAGCAGGCTATCCTTTTAACATTGTTTGGCCAGTTCAGCCGGAGTAAATATGGGTGCTTTTCAATCCAACATGCAGCGCAATCCCACGGATGTGCCTGCGTTTAATCCATACGGCAATCGACCGGCCTCTTCCTCGCCTGCAGGCAAGGGGGGTTCGGTTACTACTCCGGTGACCTCTGGACAGCCTCAGATGGGCGTACCAAATCAGTATGCAAACACCATCCAGTCAGGCGACAATACTACTACTCAACAATCCCCCATGCCCCAAGGCAAAGGTGGGGCAGTAAGCGGAGCTACTCCGCACGGAAAGGGGATGTAAATGGGAATGAGCGGCGGAAAAGGTAGTTCTAGCGGTTCGCAACAAGTTCAGATGACGCCTGAGCAGCAACGGCTGCTTACGGCTCAAACCGACTTTTTGACGGGTACGGCATTTCCTACCTATAAAAACACGATTGGCATGGCGGGGCAGGCTTATGGCGAAGCTGCTCCTGCGGCTACGCAAGCTGCCGAACGTGCTATTGGTACTGCCAGTCGTACTGGTGCTTTGCAAGAACTGGGCGGCACTGGTTCTTACCTGCAAGGCATGCAAGGACTAAGCACACTGTTTAGTCCTCAGTACGAAAAGCAACAGATTGCGGCTGCTTTGCAACCGGCTCAGGAAGCGGTGCGTGAAGAAATGGCGGCTCAGAATGCCATGTATGGCGGTGCTGGCGCTGCTGGTTCTGCTCGGCAAGCTCTAGCCTCCCGAAACCTTGCCAGCCTGTCTGAGGCCCGTCTGGGCAACGTTGCCGCGCAAACTGCGGCTGGGATTGCTGGTCAGCGTCAGGCGGCTGCTACGACCCTTTTGGGTTCTGGTCAGCAAGCTCTGCAAGGTGCGCAACAATCTGCTGCTAGCCAAATTGGTTACGCTCAGACTCCTCAAGATCTGGTCAGCAAATACGCTGCTGTGGTTTACGGCACTCCGCAAGGCAGCACTACTGCTGACTTCAAGGGCACCCAAGGCACGACCGGACAAAGCTCTAGCAAGGGCGGCGGTTTTAAAATTTAAGGAACCCATATGGCAGACAGTGCTTTTGCAAATGCTGGCCTGGGAATGTTTGGCGGTGACAAATCTTTTGCACAAGCCGGGATGCAGGGGCCTGACAACGGAAAGCTAAAAGCTCTTCTCGGCTTGGCATTGTTTCCAGGCGGAGAGACTGATTATTCGTTGGCAGCGAAACCCCCAGGCTCTGTGCCTCCTGCAATGGGTCAAGGCGTGGGTGTTCCTGCCGTACCCGGCGGTATTGGTTTGAATCCTCAGCAACGTAGCGGCATGGGCATGACTTCCAGCGCTGGTCTGCAAGCTCCCGCCAGTATGCCAAGTGCTACTCCCGCCGCTCCTGCTGCCAATGCGGGCCAAGGGTTGGATTTGATGAAAAGTCTTAGTTCGTTTTGGGGAGTTTAAAAATGCCTGCAATTGCACCGCCGACTGACGAACAAGCAGTTACCCCGGTAGCTCCTGTTGCGCCCACTGGTGCGGCTTCGGCTGTGCCCGCGTTTAAGGCAACTCCTACCCCCGACCTGCATACGCTGTATGAGGATGCTGCTAATAGCGGCGATCCTGCGGCGATGTATTCCCTGACTGCTAAGGCTAAGGGCACTCCGTATGAGGGTGCTATTCGTCGTTCTGCAGAAACCATGAATCGGTATGTGTCTGAGTTTGAGAAAGACATCAAGCCGATTGTTGCCGCCGGTGGTGTTGGTACTCCTCAAGGCAATATTGCTGCATCCAAGGTTTATGAAACCATTGCAGACAAGCCGGACAAGACTCGTGCTTTGGTTGAGTTGCTGATTGGCAATGACAAGTGGCGCAACTTTCTGACGGGTGGTACTCCTACCACCACGCTGGGCTATGACCGCAACGGTAAGCAGCTGGAGCGCACTGTCAATGAACTGGGGCAAACCATTTCTGTTCGTGATGCTGGCACTCGTCAATTGTTGACGCCTGCAGAAGTGGATGAGCGTGGCGGTTTCTTGCCCTCGCTGGAAAATGCCATTGGCTTCCAGCAGCAAAAAGAAATGTCCCGCATCAATACGGTGGCCAATGAAGTTTCCACCAAGATGGCAAATGCTTCGGAGTCTGTGGCTCCGGTGCAAAAGGCTGCAGCGCAAGAGGGCGGACAACTGTTCCAAGAGCTGTATAACTTCGGCCTGACTGACAAGCAGCGGCGTGAAATTGGTTTGTTTAGCACTCAGCAAACCTCACGGTCTCTGAATCGTTCTGCGGCTATCAATGGCTTGTCGCAAGCCATCAGCAGCACGGATAACAAAGTTGGAGCCGAATACACGGAAGCGCTCAAGCCCGCTTTGGCTGCGTTGGGTCTTAAGCTGGGTGCTGATCGTTCTATTCAAAACTCTAGCGGTCAAACTCTTAGCAAGAGTGAACTGGAGCAGCTGCAGAAGTCCTTGTCCGAGGGCTCGGAATTCCAGCAGCAATTTAATCAAAACAAAGCGGATTTCTTGGCCAATCAGGTCTTCAAGGATCTGACTCCTGAGCAACGCGCCAAGCTGGGCCGGGCAATGGACCTGCAGTTCTCGCTGGCCAAAAATGACAGCGACTTGGCTGGCAAGAATCAACGCCTGCCTTTCCTGCTAAACCCTGCCGCTTATCAGGTGGGAGATGAATTCCACCGTGCTGAGGCCTCCATGCTTGTGCATGAGTTCAATGCGGATGCTGCTGGTTTGTATGCGGAGTGGCGTCGGGAACAATTGAAGAACTACACGGCTAAAGGTCAACTGCCTCAGCCCATGGAGTTGGAATCTGCGTTTGCGCGTTCTGACGAATACAAGCAATTGCGCTCTGCGTTTAAAGCTCGGAATGAAGCGATCTTTAATCGTCCTCCGCCCATTAACTCGCAACCAGCTGCCTCTAAAGCCGCAGTTCCGGAAACGCCTGTCGGCACCTTGGCGACAGAAAGTCCTCGCGCACTTGGGATTACGGTTCCGGATGTGACGGCAACTCCAGCGTTGGTTGAGCGCAAATTCAGCAAGCCGAATGTGACACCTGCTAAAGCTGCTGCGCCTGCTGCGGCAACTGGTTTGCTTCCTACTGAAGGCGAAGCGGCCTCGGCTCTTTCTCGCGTCATGAAGCGGCCTGCTCTAACTGATCTGATCAAGAAACACGGGGGCCGCTAATCATGGCTTTTAATGCTGAACAGTTCCGCAAAGAAGCGACTGATGCCGGTTATTCCCCGGAAGAGATTGATGCGGTGATTGCCAAGCAGTCTGGCGGTACTCCTAATACCGGACCGGCTGCAAACCAGGGCATGATGGCCGAGGTGATGAGCCGCTTGCCTGAGGGGGCTCAAACCCTGCCGCAGGATGCCAAAACCATGCTGGGCGCAGGCTTGGGCTTGACTGCTTTGGGTGGCGCATATGGCTTGTATCAGGCTTATCAAGCCCATCAGGATCGCGCTCTAGACCGTGAGATTAAACAGTTGCAAGTGCTGGAAGCAAAGCAGCGTTTGGGCCTTGCACCTCCTCCTGCAACTACGCCGGCGGCAGCTGCTCCTCCTGCAGTTGATTTCTCGCTAACTGGCGGCAGGGCTACACCGGAACAAATGGCTGCGTTTGATCAGCAATTTAGGGCCGGGACTGGACAAGCTCCGGCTGCTCCGGCTACTGCTCCTGCTGAACCCACTCGCGTGGAACGTGCTGCTGCGCGTATTCAAGAGGGGCAAGCACGAGGTCTGGGTGCTCAGCCTGCAGGTGCCGTTGCTCCTGCTGCTCCCGATTTGCTGAATGTGCCCAACATGCCTCCGGAATTGGTGCGTAACCCCAATCCCACCAGCGCTTGGGACACTTACATCCCGGCTTCGGCTTTGCCTCCGGAGGCTCCGCAAACTGCTGCGGCAATTGCCACCAATCAGCCCGGCAGTGCTGTTGCTGATGCTGTGGTCCGGGATGAACTGGTAAAGCCTATAGCACCTAGTGCTACACCTGAACCTGCTATTGCTGGTGAAGCCGGTGCCGCAGTTACTCCTAAGCGTGGTCGTCGCACAAATGCGGAAAAAGCGGCAGAAGCTGCTGCTGCCCCTGCTGGCTTTAAACCGCAATACAAAAAACCTCCAGAAGGCATGGGTCCAGGTGCTTTTAATCACCTCGCAAACAATGTTGGTGTAGAAGAAGCCACTCGAATTTGGGAAGCTACATATGGCAAAAAGAACGTGCCTTATTCCCAATTCATGCAAGACTATTCTTCTGCCGCTGGCAAAAACATGATTGGTCCTGTGCAACCGTTGCCTGCAGGTGCAAAGCCCGGCGGCAGTTTTGGAACTCCAAAATATATTCCGGAATACATTGCGGGACGGGCCAAACCAAGTGGTCTCCTAGGTTTAGGTGCTATGGCTGCAGCCTTGGGTTTGGCAGGATCTGAAGAAGGTCAAAAAGCCATGGCTAGGGCTGCTGGTGCTATTAAAGATATTGGCGTTTCGCCGGACATTTTCCAAGGCAAGGGCGAAGAACTGGGTAGGCTGGGCCGTGGTTATGTGACTGCTGGCAACCCGGCTTATCTGCGTGAATTGAGCGCTCAGCTGCAGACCGAAACCGACCCGCAACGTCGTGCTGTGCTGCTGGAGGAATTCCAGAAAGCTGGTGGCAGCGGTGCAGGCCGTGGTATTGCTCCTCCCGTGAGGTAATCATGACGCCTGAAGACCGCGCCCAACTGATTGCAGACCTTAAAGCTGCCTTACAAACTACTCCGTCTCAGCTGACGGAGGAAGAGCAAGCATGGGTGCGTCTTGCTATTCAAAAAGAAGCACAGTCAATTGCCTTGCGTAAAGCGATTATTGAAAAAACACTGACGGGTTTGGTTTGGTCGGCAATAGTCGGTTGTGGATATGTATTCCTAGACTTTTTGCGCAACCATGGCCTACGGATTTAATTCAATTTAAGGAGCATAGACATGGCTTGGGCGGATGTACTCAAAGCAATCATTCCCATCGTCGTAATGTGCCTAGCTTGGTTGCTAGGGCAGGTTAATTCGTTTTCAGAACGTCTGACAAAAATTGAAGGGCAGATGCCAGCCTTGATTACCAAAGAGGGCATTCCTACAGACAGCCCCATCAGCGCTGAACGTCGCGTGCTCCAGCGAGAGCAGCTCATGGTGCACATCCACGAACTGCAAGTGAAAGTCCGGCTCCTCGAAGAGCGCGAAAAACTGGGGAAAAAATAATGCTAGATCTACTTGGTGGCGGTCTTCTTGGCGGCATCTTCGGTGGTATTTTTCGCCTTGCTCCTGAGGTCTTAAAGTTCTTTGATAAAAAGAACGAGCGTCAACATGAACTCTCCATGTTTGACAAGCAATGTGATTTAGAGAAAGTCCGTGGACAGCAAAAACTTGCAGAGATTGGCGCTGCTAGAGATGCTGCTGTGGATGTTGGCGTGATGGATGCTTTTAATGCCGCCATTAATCAGCAGGCAGAAATGGCCAAGGCTGCTGGTGGATGGGCTGCAAAGCTATCTGCGTCTGTGCGGCCTGTGGTGACCTACTGGGTGCTGTTTATCTGGTCTGCTGCTCATGCAGTCTTCATGTGGAATGGCTGGTCCCAAGGCATGTCGCCGGTAGAGGTGTTTAAGCTGGTGATGTCGCCAGACTTTGCTGCTTTGCTGTCCGGCACCATTAACTATTGGTTCCTAGATCGCACCCTAAAACAGCGTGGACTCTGATGAATCTGGAGCTTGCTGCTGAACTGTGTCGCAGGTTTGAGGGCTTTCGCTCCAAGCCCTACCTGTGCCCTGCCGGAATTCCGACAGTGGGGTATGGATCTACTTATTATGCTGGCGGCAAAAAGGTTGCTTTAGCCGATCCTTCAATTACCGAAGAAGCCGCTAGAGCATTACTGATGTCAGAACTTCACCACACTTATGCGCCCGGTGTTTTGCGACTGTGCCCAATTTTGGCTACCGATGAGCGCAAATTTAATGCAATAGTAGATTTTGTTTACAACTTGGGTGTTGGCAAGCTGCAATCTAGTACTTTGCGTCGGAAAATTAATGCTCAAGATTGGGATGGTGCCCAAGAGCAATTGCTTTTGTGGACCCGAGGCGGTGGCAAGGTGCTGCCAGGGCTAGTCAAAAGACGAGCGGCCGAACGAGCATTGTTCCTGTAAGCTTATCGACACCATGAAAAACATACCTGATGCACAGCAAGCGGAGGAGTTTGATCGCTACATCCAGCACTGGCAGCAGGTTTTGTCTTTAAAGAGTTGGCGCATAGAGCGCGTTAAAAAGCCTGCCAGCAATGCTATGGCCTCTGTATCGTGCGATCTGGAGGCAAGGCTAGCCACCTACCGCCTGGGTGACTTTGCAGGCACAGAGATCAATCCTGAGTCCCTCAGCAAAACCGCCTTGCATGAAATACTGCATGTGTTTTTGCACGACCTCATTACTGGTGCCAGAGACAGCAGAACCAGCGATGAACAACTATCTGCGCTAGAGCATGGCGTGATTAATGTTTTGGAAAAGGTGTTGTATGACGAAAGCAATAGTCAGCGATAAAGAGTTCATTGAGATTTGGAATAACCTGCGCAATGGTGAAAAGGTAGCGCAGCGCTTAGGCACCAAGACTCGCTCTGTCATGCGGCGCAGACGCAATCTGGAACTGAAATATCACATTGCCTTGCCATCCAATAAAGGCACCTATACCGAACTGCAGACTGCTCACAAGCATAAGGGCCGGTATGTCGCTGGTATCGAAAATGGTACGGTGATTGTCTTTAGTGATGCGCACTTCTGGCCTGGGATTCGTACCACCGCTTTTAAAGGCCTTCTATGGGCCATTAAAGCTCTCCAGCCCAAGGCAGTAGTCTGCAATGGGGATGCCTTCGATGGAGCCTCTATCAGCCGTTTTCCTCGTATTGGCTGGGATTCCAAGCCCTCTGTAATCCAAGAGCTACATGCCTGCGAGGGAGCCTTGGGTGAGATTGAAGAGACTGCTAAACGTGCTCGGCACAATGTGCAGTTAGTGTGGCCGCTCGGAAACCATGACGCTCGTTTCGAGAATCGGTTGGCTCAAAACGCTCCCGAGTTTGAGGGGGTAGGAGGGTTCCACCTCAAGGATCACTTCCCGGCTTGGATTCCGTGTTGGTCCGTATGGCTCACTGACCATGTTGTGGTGAAGCACCGATATAAGGGTGGCATCCATGCTACGCACAACAACACTGTAGGCAGCGGCAAAAGTATCGTAACTGGACATCTCCATAGCCTCAAGGTGACTCCCTACTCCGACTACAATGGTACGAGGTATGGGGTCGATACTGGGACTTTGGCGGACACCGACGGGCCTCAGTTTATAGACTATCTGGAAGACAGTCCTACCAACTGGCGCTCTGGGTTCACAGTCCTGACTTTCAAGGATGGTCAACTCCTCTACCCAGAGGTCGTGCAGAAATTCTCTGAGGGTCACATTCAGTTCCGGGGTCAGGTGATTGATGTGAGCAAGCTGTGAGCGGCTGGCTCATTGGTCTGACCGGAATTATCTACGCATACGTCTGCATTGAGCAGTTTATGAAGGGCAATCCTGGGATGGGGATTGCCTACTTCGGATATGCGGTAGCCAACATTGGGCTTTACTTACTGGCGAGGTGACAGCACTTCTGCCAGTTTCTGTAGGTAGTGAGCCGCCTTTAGAATTTCCTGCCGACTCTCATCCTTAGTCCCCATGCGCATCACATACTTGAGAGCGCATCCACGGTAGTAGCCAATGCGTTGATCGGTTGGCCAGGAATCCACCACATCCCATGGCTCGACTGCCATGTTTTTGTAGTGTGCTCCTCCGACTTGCACATCACCTGCTGCCATCAGGATTCCTTCACAAACACGCCAGAGGCCATCAAAGTGCCTTTGCGGTGCTTGATTTGGTCGTAGGCCATTTCCATGCAGTCCACCAGATTGATGTCTTGCAGGGCGCAATAGTTGATCAGGCAGACCATCACATCGCCAACGGCGTCCATGGTCTCTTCTTTTTGGCCTTTGAGAGTGGCATCCGCTAGCTCACCCATTTCAGACAGGGCCTTCAAAAGTTGAGCATGGGGGGTGCTATTGGGGATGATTCGTCGTGCTTCGGACCAACGAATGATGTCCGCTTCTAGTGCTTGATAGGTGGCCATTGCTATTCCTTAAACAATCATTTTGAGTTGATAGCTGGTGAGACATTCACCAGTGTCGGGCTTGTACAGACTGCCTGTGACGCAATCTGCCCAATGCTTTCCCATTTCGTTGTATTCATTCTTGATCGGGTCATACTGCTCAACATCAATTAGCTTGAAGTTGCGCTCCATGGTCCCGCCAATGGTGACTACAGTCTTTTTTACCTTGTTGTCCAGCAGGGTGTGATAGCCCTGATACAGACAAGCTGGTTCGCCTTTGATGATTAGATGTTTCATATTTAGAGAGACTGTCTAGCGGGGACGCAGCGCAAGAACCGTGCAGTTCTGCTGCAGGGTGCTGTGCTCCCCGTCAATCGCGCAAGCCAACTCAAGAGGGTTAGGGTGGGCAGCAATACGCTGGGTCTTGTCCACGTTGTACACAGTCGTAGCAACGATCAGAACGACCAAAACTGTCGCTGCAAGGCTCCAAATGATTACCCAAAATTTACCGTCATCCATAAAAATTCCTTGTAAAGGTGGGGCCTACTCGCTGCGACTGCACTTCATGCGTATTACCCCGCATGGTTTTCGGCGTCGGAGAGTTCCTAGCAGCATCCGCTTTCGGCCCCGTAACTTAGAAGCAGCCGCAGACCTGCTTACCGTTGATTCCGGTGTAGCAGCGATACGGTTGATTGATCGGGCATGCTGCAGCAGCAATACCGGAGATGGTCAGCAGAATGATTGCGATGGTGGTTTTCATGATATGTCCTTAAGTTGATTACCAGGGGATGTCTTCGTCTTGAGTCTTGGCAGCACGGGTAGGCTGACTGCTCTGCCGGGTCTGCTCTTGCTTTTGGCGAACAGACAAGCTGATGAACTTCTGCCCACCCTTGCTGACCTTGGACCAACCGGAGATCCAGTAGTCCGTGCCCTCAATGTTGATGGAGCCGCTCAGGTCGGGGTGCTTTTCCTCAGTCTTCTTGTCGTTCTTGAACAAGGAGCCTCGGTTGTTGTTGTCATAGGTCGTCATTTTCTTCCTTTCAGTTATTGGCCTCTTTGGCCTTCTTTAGAGCACTCCGGGTCTTGGAGTCCAGTTGATCCCAGAGATAGGTCTTCTGATCTGCCTCTAGGTTCTCTTCCGTCAGACGCCCATAAGCGCGTCCTACCTCACCTGCTGCAACCTGAGCGGTCAGGCTGTCGGCCAAGGCTTTCAGGTATTCCTTTTCCTCTTCGGGCAGGTCTTCGCCAATGCCGCCTCGGGGTGAATGCTTGACGCTGGCAGGCACGGGACCCTCTTCCGGCAGGTCCTCACCCGCATAGATGTACAGACCCAGGCCATGCAGGCTCAGAGCCTTGGTCATGCAACGCATGTGGGCAGTATTAACCGCAAACGCATCCGGGTTCGGTATAGCTTTATTGCGATGATCCATAACAGGCAGCTGGCAGGTCATAGGCTTGCCAAAGATGGTTACGGTCACCATCACCATTGCCGTATCGTTGATGTTCATGTAGGGCACGGTACGCTTGCGACCATCAGCGCCATGCTCTTCAAACAGAGCAATCTGATAGGTAGCAGTCGGATCTGCCTTGAGTGCCTCAGCCCATGCCCAAGCCCATGACAGGTAGGACAGGTTGTTTTTCTTCTCTACATGCTCGTTGACGTTAGTCTTGAGTAGCTTTTCGATGCTCATTGGCTTTTTCCTTTGCAATGCATTTTTGAAGTTCGGACTGAAGTGTTTGCTTGATCTTGTCGTGGCGGGCATCCCAGTGTGCTTTGTTTCCAAAATAGTAGCCCTCGATCTCCATCATGTTGCAGTACGACAGAAGCTGAGTTAGCTGCGGCGGTGTGAACTTCATTTCCTGCTCCACTCTTCGTACTTGTCCACTTCGTCGTCCAGCATGTATTCTTGGTCTTCAATGTCCAGATCCCGAAATGGGACAAAGTGGTTTTCCTCGCAGCAGCTGCGCTTGTCGCCCTTGGGTTCCAGGCAGTACACGCAGTAATCGGTGTCCGAGGCCATGAATTCGGACTTGAGTTCAGACCGGAAATCGCGTTTCTGTTCCATGATGTATTCCTCTTCGCGGATGACGGTTTCGTACAGTTGCTGCAGGCTCATTTGCGGGCCTCCAGCATGGCGTCCGCATACTCGTAGGACACTTGGGCTGCTTCGCGAGGGCTGTAGTCCTCACAAGCCGTAGCCAAAACCTTGGCCGCGAAGTAGTCGCGCAGGGTCATACCACCTTGTGGGCCCTCTGCTCGGGTCGCTCCGTTGGACGCAAGATAGCGCGTGTTTTGTGGGTAGGCCGGGCCTCCATGGTCTTGCGTCATTTCTGACCCCTTTGTTCAGAGGGCGGAACCCAGCCAAACCGACGCCAGACCGCCTGGACATCAGCACCGCGCTCATAGCGCTTACCACTCAGAAGGGATTGCGTAGGCTCAGTACGCTTAGGAGCATTCGATTGCATTGCTTTCTCCATGTTCAACTGCGGGATGCAGTCCAGAGACTATACGACGATTTTTCGGCTTTTTTCTAGGTACTTTCCCTAGTACCGAGTTGCCCGGTAAGTGCTAGTCTACACGAATGAATGAAGCCACCCGACTGGAAAGAACCACTGCCTCCATGCTGATTGTGTATGCCACAGAGATGCTGGAAGCCCACCATGAGCCGGATGACTTGGATGCGGCAGTAAAGGCTGTGCTGGCAATGGCGCTGCAGCAGGCCTATGACAAAACCTTGCGCCCGATTGAGGAGTTGTTTTATGACTAGCGACTTTTTTAGTAGGATGTTCAAAGCCGGTGTTCCGTATGATGCGGACACCAATGAGTTCAAGGTCGGTCCGGCAGAGATTGCCCGGCTAGACTGGCAGAGGAAACTGGATGAGCAAGAAGAAAACTGGATGCGTCGGAAACCAACCTTCCGAAGCAAAATCTGGGACGATGAAGACTGACGAAGATATCTTAAAGATATATCGGACCTGCTTCCCCAGAGGGTTGCCGATCCGGGACGAGGATGTCTTGTACTTCGCTCTAGCCTTGCTAGACGAACAGTGATATAGTTTTTGAAAGCCCGGCTAGAGGGGGAGTAGCTACCCCCTCGAAAAGTGTTCCCACCTCGCCTGCCGGTGACTTTCTTTCAGGTGGCTGACTGTGAATTAGGTGTGGTATGAATCACTCTTTTGATGTGGATTTGGCCGTCAAATACGGCCTGCAAGAAGCTATTTTTCTTGAAAATTTACGCTTCTGGATTCTCAAGAACAAGGCTAACCATCGGCACTTTTATGAAGGCCGTTATTGGACCTACAACAGCGCCAAAGCCTATGCGGATTTATTCCCATATTGGTCTAAACAGCAGGTCGAACGCATCATTGCCAAGCTGAAGGACATGGGCGTAATTCAGGTTGGACACTTCAGCGCCAACACTTACGACCGTACGAATTGGTACTCCATAAACGAGGAATTGCTTTCATCGAAATCGATGAATGGACGCCTTCAATTCGATGAATCTACTAATACAGATATAAACCAGATAAAAACTACTAGAAAGCGCAATACAGACAATCCTTTGTTTGACGCATTCTGGTCAGCCTATCCCCGGAAGACCAATAAAGGCTTTGCCAAACAGATCTTCCAGAAGTTGTCTGTAGACCAAGCCCTACTAGACAAGATGATTGCGGCCATCGGTCAGCAGAAAAAGACCGACCAATGGAAGAACCCTCAGTACATCCCTCATCCCAGCACTTGGCTGAACGGGGAGCGCTGGGAGGATGAACTGGACTCCACTGCCAAACAAGAGTCCGCAGAAGACCGCCGGAAACGTCTGGCATTTCTGTAAGGAATTGAAATGGATTTGCTCAACGAATTGGGAATTGACTTTAAAGAGTTCCGGCAGGAGGACGATGCCAAGGCCAAGGTCCGGAACGCATCGCTCTTTTCTGGAGACCTCAAGGCTAAGCTGCGGCAGAAGCAGGCTGACAATCCGATTGTGTTGCCTTGGCAGCACTACCGGGATGACTTTGCCTTCCGGCCTGGGGAAATGACGCTGTGGGCTGGGCAGAACGGTTCCGGTAAATCCCTGGTTACCTCCCAACTGGCTCTGTCCCTAATCGGCCAAGGTCAAAAGGTCACCATTGCGTCTTTCGAGATGAAGCCCGTTAACACCCTCCAGCGGATGGCTCGGCAGTGGATCGGTATGAATCCGATGGCGCCTGAGTTCCAGACCTCAGAGGGCCACACCCAGATTGATCACCTGTACGACCAATTCTCCGACTGGATTTCCGGCAGGCTGTGGCTGTACGACCAAATGGGCGCTGTAAACAAAGACTTGGTGATCGGAATGTGCCGGTACTCTGCAAAGGAGTTGGGTGTACAACATATCTTCATTGACAACCTAGCGACATGCGTCATGGGGGAGGACGATATGTCCGGCCAGAAGGACTTTGTGTCGGATGTGATCACCATTGCCCGGGATTACAACATTCACCTGCACCTGATCCACCACCTGCGCAAACCCATGAATGAGTACGCCATTCCGAACAAGTACGACACCAAGGGTTCGGGTGCGATTGTGGACCTTGTAGACAACATGTTCATGGTCTGGCGGAACAAAGAAAAAGAGGATGACATGAAGGACATCGGGGACATGTCTGCAAAGAAGGATGACCCTGACCAACTCCTGCTGTGCCGAAAGCAGCGCAACTATGAAGGCTCAGAGAATGGCGAACCCACCATCAAACTCTTTTTCCACAAAGACGCCCAGCAATACTTGGAAGGCGCAAGGGAAGAGCCCATGGCCTTCTACAACTGGCCTCACACCGCAACAAAGTGATCGCAGGCAGCTGGAAGAGGGTGAAGCTCGGGTGCTGTACTGCACTTGGAAGGTGACCGGGCAGAAGGTGATGACAGAAAAACGGGTAAAAGCGATAAAACGACTTTATGGCCCAGAGGCATTAAATCGCATTCAAAAGTACATGATGGAATTGCATAAGGGAGAACTGGAATGAGCGCCAAGATTCTGTACAAACTGTACGGTGAGCCGGTGGCCAAGGGCAGGCCCAGGTTCACCCGGCAGGGCAGGGCTTACACCCCAGCCAAAACTAAGACCTACGAGGATGAAGTCGCCGTTATGGCCAAAGCGGCCATGCATTGTCTAGAACCGCTTACAACGCCCGTGGCGGTGTTTGTTTATGTCACCTTTGCCGTGCCTCAAAGTTACTCAAAAAAGCGCAGGGAGGCCTGTTTAGAGGGCTTGGAGAGGCATGTTAAGCGCCCGGACCTAGACAACATCGTAAAAGCCATCACTGACGGCATGAATGGAGTGGTCTATGAGGACGATTCTCAGATCGTCAGCCTGCATGCAACCAAGGTTTATGGCACAGATGCCATGGTGGAAGTGATGGTTACGGAGCAGTTGCCATAGGGGTTTGCCCTAGTATTCAAGTTTTTCAAGTGGTGTAGACTGGCTAGGAAAGGAAATGCAATGACACAACATACAAATTTGTATGCTACGCAACCGGAGGTTCTGCGGCTGGCTGATGCGCTGGAGAGCGACGATGGGCACACAGTGTGGCAGTCCGAACAAGCCGCCGGCGAGCTACGCCGCCTGCACGAAGAGAACAGCAAGCTACGCCGTGAAGTGGCGGCCATATCCGCCAACGCGGTAGACGATGGACGGGCCATGAGCAAGCTAGAGGCACAACTTGGCGAGGCCGTGTGGAACTACGGCGAGGTCAAGCGCATCAATGCGCAACTGCTGGAGGCGCTGGAACAGGCAGAGCAGGTCTACGCGCACCTAAAGATGTGGCCCATGCTTGATGTGGCCCGCGCCGCCATCGCCGCCGCCAAATTGCAAGAAAGAAGTTGACATGAAGACATGCCGAAAGTGTTCCGCAGGTTTTGAACCAACAGAGAGACAGTTGCAAAAAGGTGACTATCTTTGCAAGTCATGCAACAGCGTGTACATGAAATCTTATCGGAAGGCTCGTCAAGCCCAAGGAAATCCGGTGCGTGGCGGCAAAGTGTCTGCCGAAACAAGAGCCAAATGGAATGCTGAGTATTACGCCCAACCCGCAGTCAAGGCGCGAAGAGCGGAACTTATGCGAGGGTATGCGGCCCAACATGCCGAACGACACGCTGCCCGTCGCAAGGTACGAACCGCCATCGAATCGGGGCGCATGTCTCGCCAACCATGTGAAGTATGTGGGCAAGGTAATGCTCACGCGCATCATGATGATTACATGAGGCCATTGGATGTGCGCTGGCTTTGTCACCCACACCATGTGGATCATCACAGAAACGCCGCAGCCAAGGGGGAAGCATGACCAGCGACGACATCATCCGCATGGCCCACGAAGCGAACCTGCACGTCATCGATGAAGAAGATGCGGCGTTTCTGGAAGCCTTTGCCGCCCTTATCCGCGAACATCTGCTTTCCACCGAGATTCATTCCTGCCACGCCGACTGCCAGCGGTTTGCCTGTGTGCAGACGCGAAAAGCGGTGGAGGCCGAGCGCGAAGCGATCCTGCAAATGAGTCAATCGCAATGGTTCAAGACCCAAGCCGACTTTGAAGCCGCCATCCGCGCAAGGGGGCAGCATTGAAAAAGCGCAGTAAATACCGTCCCAAGGGCATTCGGCTGGATAACTTATCCTGGGTCAAGGCAGGTCTGCAGCGGGTGGGAACCCTACCTCAAGCAGGTGTGGCCCTGAAGCTGAAGAACCATGAGGCGCTGGACAGTGTGCGGACTGGCCATGCAAATAGAGATCATATAGATGTACTAATCGCTGCATTTAATGTGGCGGAGGCACTTTTGAGGCTCAATCCGGACCTTGGTGAGCCCCATGCTGCTGACATTACCAAAGCCCAAGACGCCCTGTTTACCATGGGACAGCGCTATGCCAAGACTGGTAGCTTTGTCTTTACTGGTCCGGAACTGATGGCTGTCAGGTACGGGATGGAAATCCATGATGCCCAGCTGGACCAATGCACGGTCCGTGAGATGGAGCATGCAATTGATTTTGTAAACAAAGAGGTTATGGCCAAAAAAGCCAGACCTATTATGGAGCCTGCATGACCACTCAACTTGTGCGTAGCACCATGAAGATGATGGTGGATGGTGGTATTGATCCTGTTGAGTTGATTTGGTTTGACATGACAGGCGCGATTACGGATACGCAAAAAGCAAATTTAGATCCGTTGATGACACATCGTCCGCCATTTGAAAAATGCTGTGTAGTTTGGCAAGGTGCTACGCGCAGTCATCAGAGCTATGAAGTGTTGATGCTGGTGGCCGGGACAGATCCTGCAGACGGCATCATGGTTTCAATGTGGAAAGGACCCAGTGGTCGGATGCCACAAAAAATGGCGCCTATGTTTTATTTCATTGAAGACGGCAACATTCGTTATGGCGCTGTAGAAGATACTGAGCCTGTCGAGAAAGAGATTGCTGAGCTGATGTTGGCCGCAATAGCTGGTTGGTATGCTTTGATGGACAAGGGTGTTGCATCATATGCACCAATTCCAAAAAGCAGTTTTACTAATCGTCGCAAAATGGCCGCAGGCAAGATGCCGACATTTGATTGGAAGACTGTTTTTATTGAACCTGCGCAACCGCGTTCTGAGCACCAAGGCGGCACTCATGCTTCGCCTCGGGTTCATGACCGCCGAGGGCATGTCCGTCGCTACAAGACCGGCAAGTGTATTTGGGTTAAACCTCACAAAGTTGGTGATGCAACCAAAGGCGCGGTGTTTCACGATTATGCTTTTAAGGTGACGGCATGAGTACGCTTGAAGACCCATTTGACTACCCAGAGCCCTTCAAACCTAAAGACATCCCTGGGAAAGCAGAGGAGCTACGGGAGAAACGCAGGGCCTACAGGGCTAAGAAGCTAGGCAGGGCCATAGGCAAGCATGGAGGCTACCGACCAGGAGCAGGCAGGCCTAGAGTGCGCAACTACACGCACATTGCCTATGTCATGCTGGACAGCATTCAGGTCAAACTGCTGGAGGACTTGGGGCAGGGAGACATCAACAAGGGAATCCAAGCCGCTATTGAAAGGTTTACCGATGGGTAAGGGATCTGCTCCAAGAAAGTTTAGTGTCGATCATCAGACCTTCAGTTCCAACTGGGACAATATTTTTGGGAAACGCAATGGAAACGAATCAGGCAGACAAAGCGATCAGGTACATCATGGAGAACGCACCGCTGTTCGCTCAGGCGAAGGCCAACCGGGTGTTCATCGAGAACTACCTGCGGACGGTGAAAAGCCGGCTAATGAATGATGAGGCTGGTACTCTGGGTGCCAAGGAAGCCTATGCCTATGCCCATGCAGACTATGTGACCCAGCTGGAAGGCTTGAAGGTCGCAACTGAGGAAGAGGAGCGATTGCGCTACATGCTGCTAGCCGCTCAAGCACGAATTGAAGTCTGGAAGACCCAGGAATACACCAAACGACAAGAATTGAAGAATTTGTAATGGCTAAACCTCAAACAATCCACACAATTGAATCGCTACTAGCTCGTACTGTGGAAATGGGCACTTGCATGGAATGGACTGGATCTTTGCGCAATCACACTCCGATGGTGTTTCACAATGGCAAGATGAAGTCGGTTCGCAGAATCATTTGTGCCCTGCAAAACCGCACGGTCCCTGCTGGCTACTTTGTCAGCAATTCTTGTGGTGATCCGAAGTGCATTCACCCGTCCCATATTGTCTTTCGCAGTCCCAGCGCTCATGCCAAGGTAATGTGCAAGGCTATCGACTATCAGAACCCGACTCGGCGCATCAAGCTGGCAGAGAGTGCCCAAGTCCGACGCAAGTTGACTGATGAGCAGCTACAGACCATCCTGAGTGGAGAGCAAAGCTGCACGACTTTGGCCAAAGAATTTAAGGTCAACAAGGCTGTCATTGCCAAGGTCCGCAGGGGTGAGGCTCACTGCATGACCATTGCCCGCAACAATCCATTCTGGAGTTTGTATGGATAAAGCCAGTCTGGAGGAATTAGAGAAAACCCTGATTGCGGCCATCAACGGAAACGACGAGGATGACATCTACATCGCTATCGGCTTTAAGGGTCTGGTGCGATTGTGTGATGCCCTTGTCTCCGTTCGTGGAGCAATCAACGCAAAGGAAGAGCAATCATGGTTTTTTTCTTAGGCTTTGTCTGTGGGATCGTGTTGGGCTCATGCCTGTCTTGGCTGGCATTGGCCTACATGTTCCCTGTAGACATTGAAGAAGCAGGGGTCAGCATGTTTAAGACAATGCAACCGCATTGCTGTAACCATAACTGTGATCAGGGCCGAAACTGTATATTGGACAGAGAAGATGCAAAGCGATAACTGGCCCTTCCCCCCGCCCGGATTCCACCATCCCAAGCCTGGGGAGCGGGTTCCGCTTGGCGATGATGATTATGAGGATGCATTGCTATGAGCATTGAAGTAATGACGCAGGCGCTGGAGTACACGCGGCCCGGAGCCATCGTGCCTGTTACTCCAGAGACCGTGAAGATATTGGTAGACGCCCTGCGTCTTGCCATTGAGCAGGCTGAGAAGCAGGAAGCATGGAAGACCAGCGACACAGCGTATCGGCCCGAAGGACTGCCGCAAGACTTCACCAAGCACGAAGTTGACTCGTTTGACGACTGGTCAGAGTGGGTCTGCCCTGACCCAACGCAATACTTCATGAAGTGCTGTGAATGCGGCTTGGTGCATGAGATGCAGTTCAATATCGTCAAGTACTCGAAGGGCGATGAGTGTGAGGACTTTGATGACCCATATGTGCAGGCTGTTTTTAGGGCGCGAAGAACCACCACACCCGCAGCACAGCGCCAGTGGGTTGGGCTGACGGATGAGGACTTTGAAAACGCTTTTCAAGAGACATACATCATGGGGGATAGCGATCTTCAAGACTTTGCCAAAGTCATCGAAGCCAAACTCAAGGAGAAGAACACATGACCACACACATCACAAAGACATGGTTCGATGGCGAGAAAGTAGTGACGCAGGAAATCCTTGAGTCTGGAGTTTACAAGCAGGAGCCGGTGGCGTGGGAGGATGTGCTTGGGGCTATTGCCCGTGGCTGGGCGCACCCAGAAAACGCACGAAAGCCGATGGACGTTCAGCTTGCCGTCGCTATCGCCAAAGAGATTCAAGACATGTACACCACCCCACCCGCAGCACAGCGCCAGCCGCTGACGGAGGAGGAGATGGAACTGCTGTGGAGCACGACAAATCGCCATGAACACTTTTTCGGCCAACACTTGGATTTCGCCCGCGCCATCGAGCGCAAGCACGGGATCGGGGGTGGGGAATGAAGTTCATTGAGCGACTGCTATGCGTCTTATTCGGCCACCGCTACGTGGTGCATCGTGTATTCAATCCTGGGGCAAGACAGGTCGGCTGCACTCGGTGCAATCGCGTGTGGGCCATGCATGACGGAACCCGATCATTCGTTCCTTGGGATGGTGACTTTGAGGCAATGTATCGCCGCCACGGAGAATGGAAATGAAAGAGTTTTTTGCCGTCGTCGGCTGTTTTCACTTGATGTTGTTCGTCCTTGGCGCGGTCAACTTGATTGACTACCACGTCTGCATCAAGGCGCCGGGCGAGTGCCACATTGAGGAGAAGAAATGAAAACCGGATGGCCTCCGGGGATGCTGCAAGACGACGACAACAGGCTGTCTCGCTGGTTGGCAAACCGACCCGGTGCCCGCTACCAAGTAAGGAAGAACATGACTGAACAACAACCCGAAGCCATTTTGGTTGCAGAACGGCTTGAGCGGTTTTATCAGGAGGCCCAATCTCCGCTGGCCCGAGACGCCGCCGCCGAACTGCGCCGATTGCACAGCGTGAACGCTGGCCTACTTAACCAAAACACCGAGCTAGACAAGAAATTGGCCGAGTTGGAAGCTGAAGGTCTGGAACAGGCCCGCATCATTGGGATGAGTGCAGAACGTGAATTGCGACTGATGGCCCAAGTGGATGAGCTAGAACGAGCATTGGGCATAGCAGGAAAAGCCTTGCGTCTGTCTATTGAGTGCCACCGCTGTGGAAGGTATATAGCCGATGTATAGAGATCGACACCTGTTGGACCTAGCCCAAGGGCAGGAATGCCTGCTGAACATCTCCCAAAAGTGCGCTAGGGATGAAGGATCAACCACAGTAGCTTGTCACGACAACAGTCTGCAGGCAGGTAAGGGCATGTCTCTTAAGGCTGATGACTCCAACTCTGTTTGGGGCTGCTACTGGTGCCACTCCCTATTCGACCAGGGTCACATTGATTTGGACGATAAGCGGGCTATGTTCAAAGAGGCATACACCCGGCAGATAGACGAATGGCTTAAAATAGCCCAGAATCCCTGTCTAAAGCCATGGCGAGTGGAAGCTGCCAGGAATGTCCTAGATCATATTGGAGTGCCTTATGAATGAAGCTGGCGCATTTGTCCTGACCCTGATGCATGCCGCTACCAACGCGCATATCCTGCACCTGCGTAGCCGTAGCTTCTCGGAGCATATGGCCCTCAATACGTTCTACACTGAGCTTCCCGAGCTTGTTGATGCCTTGGCAGAGGCAATCCAGGGGCATGAGCAGGAATTGCTGGACTTCCCCATTGATTACTACGCTCCTGCTGAAACTGCCCTTGACGAACTGACCCAGCTGCAGGAATATGTGGAACAAGAACGCAAGATGATCCTGCCTGATGCCAGCGAGATTCAAAACGTTGTGGATGAGATTGCCCAGCTGATTGACTCAACGGTCTACAAGCTGAAGTTTCTGAAATAACCTGTTTGGCAGGGATAAATGAACATATAGGTTGTCAATTACAGCAATTCCGAAACCTATACATACAGTTTTCTCCTAGTGGTTGAAATTGGCCCTCCTGGAAACAGGGGGGTCTTTTTTTTTGGCTTTTCAAATCCAGACACAAAATCAACTTGGAAAAAAAAGAGGGGCCTAAAATTTTGAAGGGGGGGGTCCTTTATACGCATGCGCATGAACACGAACCTCGTGTAGCGGCAAAGTAGTACATATACCCCCAAACTATGTACTGGGAATGCATACAGGTAATGGCAAAGTGCTACAAAATCCTGAAAAAGTGCTCGGATTCAGCGCGTAATCGACGTATCCTGCCCCATCCGGGCATCGGTTCAGCATGAATAGCATGGCAAACGCGTTAAACGAGCCACAGCGAAGCGAATCAGGGCGGGTGCATAGTAGGGTGCAGCATTGGCAATTAAGCGATTGTGGGCCGTTTAAATCGGTCGGGTTTTGCAGGTTTTGTAGGGGCGGATTCACTCCTGCCAGTCACAGGACAGCATAGGCGCGTCAATCCATGCCAGCATTAGGCGGGCACAGGCGACAAAAAACCCGGCACAGGGCCGGGCTAGTTATCTGTTACGCAATTTAGTGCGCATCTCTTCTGTGATCGCTAGCAGTCGGGCGCGAGCAATTAGGGCTAGGAGTTTAGGAGGCATGGTTTAGCCTTTATTGCGATTCAATTTGAAGGCAATATCAGCGCCCCCAGTCTTACCGATCCATCCGTGCCCGTCCCAACCATAGGCATCGCGTTGAAGGGTCAATTGATTTTCACCCCATGTAAGTTGAATCCATGTTGCGCCCTGTTTTAGGGCATCGCGCACGGCACAATTCAATTGAACAAAACTAGGTTTTTTCAGATATTCACGGGTAAACATAATTAGCCTTTCTTGATCATGATCACACGGCCCATTTTTTGGCCATGCGCAGGGTATGCAATGAGGGAAATAGACTTGTCCCAGCATGCCCGGCACCCCGAGCATTTACCCTCATGCGCATAGGCACGGCACAGGGAAACTCCGGCTTGGGCTTGGAATGTGTCTGCAGTCGGGCCAATGACTGACCCATGCAGGCCGGGGATGTATTCCCCGATCACGCTATCGGACGAAAAACGCACCGAGACATTCGGCAATGCTTGCATGCGTGCGAACACTTCACGGAATTTGGGGAATTTGTGCATACGAGTCGGCAACCAATGCTGAACCCATGGGGTCGCTGCCATCACCTCATAAACCTTTTCAGCCAATGCCAGCGAATAAAGGTCGCCAGAATCTAGCCAACGGAAATAACGATCGGTTTCCAATTCCCGGACCATATCGTCAACCCATTCAACCCGCTGCCAGTCTTGTTTATTCTCGGCTCGGGGGGCTTTTACATTGGCAAAGTTATAGTTCCCTGTAGTGGCATAGCACCCTTTACAGGCATCGACCAGAACACCGGGGGATTCAATGCTGCCAGGGCAGGTTTCGATGGCCTGCAGGGACCAACTGCGGATTCCGTCCAATTTGGACGTTACAGAAATGCGCAATGCCATATTCATACTCCATTTAATGCGCGATGCGGAATGCATCCCATAGCCCACAGAATGGGCTACAGGATGGAATCAGATGCCCAGGAATAGCAGGGTGGCGAACATGAGGCCAGTCAAAACGGCCGCAATGACTTCTAATGCTTTATGTTTCATTCTTGATTCTCCAAGCGCTTGACTAGTGCCCATAGCGGGTATTCCACGCCGTCGGACAATGCGGTAATGATTTCGTCCATGGGATGTTTCCAAGCGCTTTTGGCCATTCTGTTAGCCAAGCATTCAACGATGCGAAGAGCGACCTCTGGTGTCATATAGGCGTCAGGGATGGCACGCAGGGCTTGTTCTACGGGTTCAGCCATTGCGTCGGTGTCGGCCTCAGCCCGGGCGCGGAGGATAGCCTGGGGCACATAGTCGGCGGGTGAATTGGTGAGTGACATGTCTTTCCTTTCCTGTTCCGTTAAGACAGACAGATATTCGGGCTTGGATGCATGCTTGCGAATAGGGGAAAACCCTAGGTTTGGGCACTTTAAACCCTAGGGGATGAAAGTATTACTTGATAGAAGGCTAATCAAGATGCAATTAGAGTGTGGATAACTTGTGCATAAGCAATGAGTTATTCACAGGGTGTGGATAAGTGCCAGGATGTGGGTTTAGCAGGGGTTCAATAGCCCGGACGAAAAGAAAACCAACCAACCCCAAATCGGCTGTGTCCCGCATATCTATTAGGGAGAGCTATAGGAGAGCACATAGAACTATGCCTCTCTTCCAGAGCCGGCGATTGAGCCGGACAGACTGACGCAATACTGCAAAACATCAATAGTGATCGGGCCCCTTCCCGCGCCATTCCTAGCTCCCCCCTCCCATAAACAAACGATGACCTCCCATAGATATGTGGGGGGGTACAGCTGGAACCAGGGTGAAATAGGGGGGCCCAGTGACCACAAGCCGAAATTTCCACAAAAACTTCCCCTGCCTAAAAAAGCAGCACCACCCTAAGTCCTTGATTTGTATATGACCTGGATCTGGAAGTGTCGTTAAACACGGTGTTTTATCCCTGCCAAACCATCTTGCCTGTGGATAACTTTGTTTAAGGCTGTGAATAACTTCTGGAAGGCGAGTCTGTTTTTAAATTTTTTGCCCAAAAGTTTTATGGCAATGAATTGGGTGCTGGAATCGTTGCTGGATCAACGAATCGCCCTAGGTGTTAGATTGCGGTATATTTCTGTACATTCCCTAGTAGCTCAGTAGGTAGAGCTCCTGACTGTTAATCAGGCGGTCATTGGTTCGAATCCAGTCTGGGGAGCCATGATGGCCCGTTCTGCTAAGTGAGGCTCCGGGTTAACCGGGAATGTGGAAAAATCCCACACGGGTTCTTTTGATTGGAGATGGTATGGCGTGGACATTGGCTGATCCGATATTGGATGTTGAGGCGATAGTTGAACTGGCTGATTCCAACTATGGGGGTGAGGTCGAGGGCATCATTAATCGCAGCCGGGATGTGTTTAGACACCGGGTGACTGTTGCGGCTACGGAGCAGGTGTTTAACCGGTACAGGGAGTTTCTGGCGGCTTGCTGGGATGAGAAGCGGCTACTGGCGTTTTGCTGGTTTGATCGGGGCGGGTATACGACTTACTCCAATGAGGAGATTTCCAATGCCAAGTTCCACAGCGTCGATCTATCACTTCCTGCCAAACAGCGCCTACGGCTCGTGCATGAGATGATTGACCAGCACATCCTCTGGGCAAATCAATGCGGTATACCGATAATCTGCTCAACCTCTATCCGTGCGGATCAGGGGACTTTTATGCGGGTACATCAGAGGCGTGGGTTTTCGGTAAACGGGAGCTATGCCTGGATTCGTACCGAAAAAGCTATGGAGTTGCTACATGACAAAAGATGACCTCCTGTTTGGGCCTATCCGTGAGGCTGGAACCAATGTGTCTAGCGAGGCTAAGAAGGCTGACGCTCGGGCTCGGTATGCTGAGAAAAAGGCCATGAAGATTGCGACGGGTGAGCGGGAACCCCGGGAGATGAAAGAGTCCACCAACCCTAAGGGCCGTCCGAAGTCGGTGGTTAACCGGGTGACGGAATACGGGTCGCTCTTTAATAAGCTCAATCAAGAACGGACAGAAAAGGGCCTTCAACCCCTGAAAACGGCCATGGAAGTCCTAATTGACGCCATGCAGTCGGACGAGATTGATTTGAAGGATAAGGCTAAGATTGCGGAAAAGCTGGCGACCTTTGAATCTAGCCGGGCTCCGATCATCTCTATTGAGCATGTCCAGAACATTGCCAAGGATGAAGAGGTTTCTGCAGACGATGCTTTGGAAGATTTCTTGTCCGCTATTCGTAAAGTTTAGGAAAAGGGGTAATATATGTACCGTAAACCCACCCTGCTGCAATCGCTGAAAGGTTCTCAATGAGCTATACATCTGGCAACAAAGCCCCTACGCTGATGGCGCAGGCTCCCAATCGTGTTGGCAATAAGTCCAAAGATCCGGCCAAGTTGTCGGGTGGCGTGACTGCTGTTACCCGTCCGCAAGGTAATGTGGTTTATGCAGCTGGCCGTCAAGGCGCTCCCAAGGTTGGCAAAGAGGCCACTTCTGGCCGTGGCCAAAAAGTCATGGTGCATACCTGTGGCTGCGACAATGTTACCCCGCGCAACGATGCGTACATGGGTAAGTCCACTACTAACTACCGGGGTTAATCATGTCGTACGGCAAAGTTATTTCTGGCGGCAAGCAAATGTCCAAGGGCCTGACTAAAGGCATCAACGACAAGCTGGCCGGTTTTGAGGGCGAGAACAAGCGCCGTGCTGTTGTGGCTGGTGCGGTTCGTAATGCTTTCACGCAAAACCCCTTGTCTGACAATCACACCAACAATGTGAATGGCGGTAAGTTCACGGTTCCGAAACTTCCTAAAAACGTTTGAAAGGTAAAGCATGGCAACGTATGACATTGAAGCGCTAAAGCAAGACCTCCCTTCTGCAAAAGAGCTAGCCCAGTTTGTTTATGACCGGGCTGGCATTGCGCTTGACCTTATTGGTAAGCCCAAGGATGAGCAGTACACCGTTGCAAAACGGGCGCTGGAGGGCAAGAACGTCCCCACGGAATATCTGACGCAAGATAACCCGTATGTGGACAAAAAGGATTTGATTCCTGAAGACCCCATGCCCCCGGTTCCGGAGCGGGAAAAGGATCTGCCTGACCGTGATGCTCAGGTCAATTTCTTTGGTGCCACCAATATGCCGCATCCGCTGGACCCCCAGTCGGATCGCAAGGTGCATATCTCGTTTCGCAAATACGAGAACGGCGCTATCACTTACGAGGTTGTTGGTCCGCTGGAGAAGATTGCCATCGGCAGTCGGATCAATAAGTATGGCCAGAATGTGCCCGAGCGCTATACATGGCTAGACCCCCGTACGGGTGAGCGCATGATGCGTCGCCCTGATGGCACCCTGACGGAAAAAGGTCGCGGCCTGTATACCTACTGCGTCGGCGAAAAAGGCGCAGGCATCTGGAATCTGATTGACAAGGAACAGGTCAGTATTTCTGCCAAGAACATTGCTGACCCGTGGGCTTGATGGAAGATACGGCAAACATCTTCCGTACCAAGCTGCCCAATCAGGCGGAAGCCTGTGCGCGGAAAATTCTGGAATGGCTCCAGAAAGATCTGCAGGGCAGCAAAAAGCTCATGCCCGAAGAAGTATTCCATTTGGCATCGGCGGCAGAGACACTGTTGCTAATGCGCGACACCTATGGCAAAGAGTGAAGCCTCTGACTACATCCAGGCAGTTTACAAAGACCGTGCCCTAAAGCATGTTCTGAAATTGGCCGGAGGTAAGGCGGCAGTAAAGCATATGAACCCGGAACAGCTTCTGAAAATGAAGCTGGCTCGGGATCACGTTGCCAAAGACATGCAGTTCAATACGATGAAGTGGTTTCGGCCCTTCCCGTATCAAAAGGCATTCTTTGACACTGGCAAAGACTTTGTGCGTCGCGGCATGATTGCTGCCAACCGGGCGGGCAAGACCATTGCGTCTACCTACGAGACCGCCTATCACCTGACCGGCAAGTATCCCAAATGGTGGACGGGCAAGGTGTGGGATAAGCCGGTGATCGCCATGTGTTCTGGCGAATCATGGGAACAGGTCGCTAAAACCCTGCAAAACAAGCTCCTGGGCTGCGATGACATCAAGCAGTCCTACAAGCTGGGAACGGGCTCTATTCCCAGAGATCTGATTGATGAGAAGTCAATCCGTACTGACGGCGCTAACGTGCTGGCCGTGGAAATCAAGCACTCCAGCGGCGGCAAGTCCAAGTTGTATTTTTCCAACTACACCCAGCAATCCAAGAACCTGCAGGGTTTTGAGCTAGACCTCGTGGTGCTGGACGAGCAGCCGCCGGACGAGATCTTCTCGGAATTGGTGGTCCGTACTGCGCAGAGGAACGGTCAGGTTCTGTGCTCTTTTACCCCGCTCAAAGGTATGTCCGGGCTGGTGAGAAAGTTTTGGGATAAGGTCGATGGATACACCCACGTTCGGGTAACATGGGACGACATTCCTTACGAGAACGAATGGGGAGAAGAGTTTTTCTCTCAAAAAGACCGGGACCAACTTTCCCGGGACTTTATGCCTTGGGAACGCAAGTGCCGCATGGAAGGCATCCCGTTGGTCGGCAAGGGCGTTGTCTTTCCTTTGCTGGACTGGCCTACCTACAAAGCCGAGGATCTGGAGCTATCCAAGAATCCCAAGCTGGAGCGGCTTATCTCGTTTGACTTGGGTATCAAAAACGACCCGACTGTCATTAGTTACTTTTTCCGTAATCCCGAGACGCAGGTTATCTATCTGCATCGGCAAATTACTGTGGATAAGGGCCAAACACCGGACGAATATATCCATTTCTTAATGGACGCAGAATCTAGGGGTGTGCCGATTGCATTACCTCACGACGGTAGCCAGCCGGGACGGTATACGCTGACGGAACAATCGGTGCGGGAAACCTTTGAGGACACTTATGGGTTGAACGTCATTCCGGGCGCGATCTTGAACCCTGTGAACGATCAGGGTAAAGTGACTAACCATAAGTCTTACGGCATCAATATAATGCGCCTAGGCTTGGAGCGCAGTACGTTAATGATCAACGAAAATTGCCTGCGTTTCCTTGATGAAGCACGGAATTATGCAATTGATGATGCCGGCCGTTTTTCTGACCCGGACGACCATATTGACTCTGCCCGGATTGGCATTTTGGCCCTGATTCAGGGACATGGTGAGACGATGGTAAGTCGGTCTCAATCGTTGGCTCATAAACGCCTCGCGCCTGTTGAAGGCAAAATGCAGCGAATCTAAGGAAATCTTATGCTGGATAAACAGAACATCATCGTTGACCACCTTCAGGCGGAGGTCAGCAATAAAGGCATGGTGTTCCAAGTCGCGCATGAGGTTTACCTGAAGATGGTGGACTATCTGCGCCTGACTCAGGCAAAGAATACGTTTAACCGGCTTTCTGATTACCATTACCTCAATATTGCGGTCAGTAACTCTACTGAACCAATTCGCGGCATTGATTACATTCACCCGGTGGTTTCGCCCGGCGTGGATTACGCCACTGCTGTGGTGACCAAATGCCTGATGCCTAACGGCAAGATTGAGTTTGAATTTGAGCGTTTTACCGAGGCTGACGATGTGCAATCGCGTCAGTCCACGGAGATGGTCAAGTACATGCTCAACAGCAAGAATGATTCGTATCAGATCATTCGTGACTGGGCCCAAGATTCCCTGCTGCACAAGAACGGTATCGTGATGGTTTCCCCCGTGCGGGAACCTATCGTGCAGTACAAGGAAGTGGAAGGCACCCGGGACCAGCTGCGCGTCTTTGAGACGATGGCTGCTGAAAAGGGCCTGACTCCCAAGCGCCAAAACATGCGCCGTATTGATGTGGACCTGCAGGGCATGATGCAGGAAGCCACGATGGACGAGTCAGCAGAAGCTGCTAAAGACATCGTGAGCGCCAACACCATTTACCGCGCTAAGTACAAGCTGACTGGCTACAGCACCACGGTTCGGGTCAAGCATGTGGCTCAGCACTACTGGGTTTGCAACCCCACCATTCCCCAGATTCAGGATCAGGACTTCTGCGGGTTCTATGACCCCATGACGATCCATGAGTGCAAGGCTCAGTATCCGTATGTGGACATTGAGAAGCTGTCTGAGCATGCTGCTTACGGTCCTGCCGGTGCTTATCAGGCTGGTGCGCTTGAGAACGACCTTGCCCTGCATGCCCGCGACTCCACTCCGGTTCCTGGCCAGGGTGTGATTGCGTCTGCTGGTGCTGACAAGTACAGCCGGGTCATCATGCTGACCACCGCCTGGATTCGCAAGGATGTGGACGGAGACGGCGAAGAAGAAATTATCGAGTGCTGCTTCTCGGGCTCGTATGTGCTGTATGTGAAGGAAGTGGACTTTATTCCGCTGGCCAACATGTGCCCGAAGCCCATCGTGGGCAACTTCTTTGGCTACAGCTTGGCAGAGCGTCTGGTTCCTATGCAGGAATACGGCACTGCTATCAGCCGTGCTGAGATGGCTTTTGCCATGCAGGCTTCTACGCCTCGTATTGGCGTCAACCCTGAGTTCGTGGACGCTGAAGAAATCCAGCGTGGCGTCTCGGCAATGTTTGTGTTGGACCGCAAGTTCGATGCAACCAAGCATGTGTACGAGTTCTCGCCGATGCAGGGCAATCTGGCCTATGTCCAGTCGTCCATGCAGCGCTTTGAATCGGACAAGATGGCTGTCATTGGTATGACCAGCCCCAGCGATGTGCTGAACCCTGAGGTCATGAAAGATGGCAACAGCGGCTTTAAGCTCCAGCTGGCCATGGGTCCGAACCAACTCATTCAAGATGAGATGGTCAAGAACTGCGCCATCGGTCTGCGCGATGTCATCTATCTGGTCTGGAAGACCCTGATCCAGTACGCTGATGACTACAACATCCAGCAACTGGCAGCGGCTTGCAGCAAGGGACAGCCTTTCCTTGATGCCATTTCCATGGAGAACTACGAGTTCATTGACCGCCGCATGATCAACATTGATCTGGCGCTGGGCTTTATGGCTGAGGAAAACCGCCTGACCCGTCAGCAGCTAATTACTGCTGCACAGCAACAATTTGCCCAGGCCATGATGATGGTTGATCCGTCTGTGCCGGAGTTGTTTATCAAGGTTCGTCGCCCGTATGAGGACACGCTGCGGGTACTGGGGGTGAAAGATGTTGACGCCTACCTACCTACTTTTGACGAGGCGGCAAAGCTGGTTGAAGCTAAAGCTGCGCAAGGACCCAATCCGGAGCAGCAGGAAACCATGTCTAAAGTGGCGCTTAACACTGCAAAGGTTGAAGAATCGAAAACTGTTGCTGCGCTCAATGTCAAGAAAGCGGAGGACATTGATACGGACAATATGTTTGAGGCACTGGCAGCCAAGCGAGGCAAACTCTCAGCAGTTCAAGTAGATTAAGGATTGATTTGCAATGAAAAGCATGTTGAAAGACATTCGCGCTTATTTCAATAGGCGCACCCGAGCATCAGATTCATTTAAGGAGGCCAATGTTGCGCGAAAAACTCTAGCTATTGAAAACGGGGAATCTGCTTCCCGACTCCTCAAGAACGAGGATTTTGCATTGCTGTTCAACCTGTACCGATTCCAAATGCTAGAGCGTTTGGAGGATGCCCGGGAAGATTCAGACAGACTAAGCAACGCATACTATGTTGCTGGAGCGCGTGATTTTATTGACTTCATTGAGAAGCAAGAATATCTCGCCAAGAAAGTAGTTGTTGAAACTAAATCATAAGTCGAGGTAAACTATGTCAGACGTTATCGTTCAACCGACCGTCGTAGAGCAAACTGGTAGTCCTGAAGCTGCCATCGCTGCAATGATTGCCGCCAACCGGCGTAACAATCCTCAGCCTGATGGAAGCAATCCGCCACCAGCCGGACAAGAAGAGGCGCAAGCCAAATCCCCGGAGGCGGCTCCTAGTGAGGAAGCCGAACCTGAAAATGTCGTTAGTGAGGCTGAGGAATCTGGAGATTCGGAAGTTGAAGGTGAGTCCGGCACTGCCGTAAACGACCCTGTTAATTTCTTTGAGTTTGCGGATGAAAATCCCGACCTGAAACTGCGTATCCCGAACAAAAACGCCGAGGGCGGATTTGTTGAGATTACTGCAAAGAAGGCCGCGACTCTCCTGGGTCAAACCAGCGATATTGATGAAAATGCGCGCAAACTTAAAGTTCAGCGGGCTGAATTTGAAGAATATGAGTCGAAACGAAAGAGTGAGCTAGACGGTCTGCAAATTGGACTGGAGCTAACAATCGTTCCTCAGCTGCAACAAGCGGCCGATGAACTGGTTACGCTGCAACAGTACAACCAGCAATGGACGCAGATTCATGAAAGGGCCACCTCTGAGGTTGAGCGTAGTGAGGCAGAAGCTGCCATCCGTCAAAACGCTACTCTGATCGAGGAAAAGTCCAAGTTCATCCAATCGAATCGTCCGAAGGTTCAAGAGTTCTACAACATTCGTAGTCAGGAAGTCCAGCAACGCCTAGAGCAAGCTCGACAATCGTTTACGGATAAGGAACTGGCGAACAAGGCGACTTTTACCGAGCTTCGGGACAAGTTGTCGAAAGAGTGGAATGGCGCGAAAGGGTCGTTCATTCCTGGGGTGCCCAATATTGATTTGGTCTCCAGTGATGAGTACCTGCTAGGTCTGATCCGGGACGGTATGAAGTTCCGGGAAGGTCCGAAAGTTCGCAATGCCGGGGGTTCGCTAGCTGCTGCTGGCAAGCCTGTGGCTAAAGCCAAGACCTCTCCTGAGGACAAGACTACTGAACTTCAAAAGAAGGCTCAATCGGGCGATAAGACTGCGCAACGTGACCTTTTGGCAACCATGTTGGCGTCCAATAAACGCCGTCGTTAATTTTCAGGAGTTTTTTCATGTCTACTATTACCTCTGCAAACCTTGGTAACGGCAACGGCTCGTATACCACCGATATCGTCGTCAAAGACCTCGATATGACCGTCTCCAACTATGTTAAGGATCGCACCCCGATCACTAACATGGCCATGAGCAAAAAGCGCAAGATCAATTCGACCCTGCACATTTGGCCGAACGACTACTTCCGCACCCCCAGCCTGAACGCCAAGCTGGAAGGCGCTGCTGTGTCGGCTTCTGACGCTGCCTCTAACACCCGTTCTAACCTGGGTAACTACACCCAGATCTTCACGACCGTGATCGGTGCCACTGGTACCGCCCGCGCTGTGGAGCAGGCCGGTGGTGATCCCCAGGCTTACCAAGAAGTCAAACAGCTGACCGAAATCATGTTTGACGTTGAACTGCAAATGGTTCGCGCTGACGGTGCTTCTATCAAGTACGCCGGTCAAGCTGCCACCCAAGGTTCTTCGCCCAACAACGGGCGTCGTTTTGGTTCGCTGTACTCGTTCGCGGGCACCCGTTCTGGCAACGACACTGATGGCACCTCCGTTCTGAACATCGCTACCAGCGACAGCAACGATGCCACCTCTGCCGTTAACACGAACCAGCCCTTCAACGGTCTGCTGTCTAACGCCGGTCTTGGTTACTTCACCTTCTCGTCTGGTGTGACGCTGCAGCAATTCAGCCCGTACCTGTACAAGCAGCTGGTTACCACCGCTGAGCAGCGCTTCAACGCCAAGATCACCAACATGGTGGTTCCGACCTCGATGCGCACTCATATCTCCGACATGATGCCGACGAGCCGTTCTATCAACCGTTTCAACCCGGCTGATAAGGGCGACACGATCAGCACCTATGAAGGTGACTTCAACTACACCTACCAGATCGACGATTCGTGGGTTATGGACCAGACCGGCGCTGACAACACCTCCGCTCTGTTCATGAACCCGGACGTTATCCAGTGGGGTTCCCTGCGCGAACTGGGCCCGAACAACGAAGTGTTCTCTAACGCTGACGCTTCGCTGGACCAGTACATCATGGAAGGCACCCTGATCGTGCGTAACCCGGCTGGCGTGGCTGTCCTCGCCGCTGTGTCGCCCACCGGTGCTGCCGTGACCGGCCCGCGTCCGTCCGCTCAAGTCCAGCGTTATCTGGCTTGATGAAAGGCCCTTCGGGGCTTTTCTGGAGGTGTTATGAGCACCTCTGGAAAAGTACGAAAGGCATGGTATGGGACTGAACGCTAACAATGAAGAGGCTTTGGTTGACGAGCGGTATTACACCGAGGGCAACCATGCTGCTGGCGTCGAAATTGCATTGCGCAAAAACGACAAGCTGTATAACGAGGTCAAGTCTGGCAATTGGTCCCAGACCTTTGATACTGGCAACCTAAAGTACACAATTGGTGCTGAGGATGGCACCCGGTACGTCAAATACGACCAGCAAAACGTTCAATTTATTCGCGAAGAAGCCAAGCGCTACCGTGAATTTTACAAAGAGCATGGAACGGATAACCCGTTCTTTGCTGGCACTGCTCACATGATGCATTTGCCCAAATGTTTTGCACATGAGATTAGCTCCAAGTGGTTCAACAATCGTCCTTGGGAACTAATCAAACGAGAAAAAGAAGACAAAATTTTGTTTTACGCCATCGTCAATGAATATTATTCAGACTTTGTGTGTCACCCTAGCGGCAAGATCCCGCTTCCGTATAATCCCACTATTCCTGTGAAGTAAGGGTAAGAAATGACGACAGCCCTGTTTATCCAATCGGCAAATTCTTTGGTGAGCAGGGTTGCTCAGTGGGTTGGCGCTATCCCTCAGACGGTTGCAATTAACGCTACTGCGTTTGATAACACGACCGGTGTTATTACCTGTTCTGCTGACCCTTCTTCTGCCGTGATGGTGGGTGACTTTGTTACCTACAACCTGCGTGGTCCGTATGTTCTGGTGACGGCTGTTAGCTCCACCACCATTACCGTCAATGATCCGGATGGCAGCTGGGATAACGCTGTTTTGCCCACGGCTATCCTCAAACTGCCAACGCAATCGACCATCGAAATCTGCAACTCTATCCAGCTTGCAGAACTGAAGATGCGCACTATTGAGCTACCCGCTCTGCGTAGTGATCCCTATGATCCTGTGAGCCCCAGTGAGCTAGTCACCAACGCTCAAGGCCTGTCTCCGATTCCGGCAGACATGTGTTTCCCCATTCTGTTCTTCCAAGAGGCTCCGCCTGCTAACCAGCCTCCGGGCGCTACTGGTTTGGGCCCTTGGATCATTTACGACCGTGTGGGTGATCGGGAAATTATCCGTCGTCGGATGATTGACCAGCTGTATGTGCGTCCGTTTGGTGTTCCCCGGGTTATTCGGGCATCGTTTTCTGAAGTCGGCCCGAACTATGTGTTTACGCCTACTCCAGGGGCCAACGTCACCATCAAGGCGTATTACCAAAAGACGTTTCCGTTCCTGTTTAGCCCGACAGAGGATGTGTCGTACCCTGTCGTGCAAAGCAATGCGATTCTGTCGTCCTTCCCTGAAGGCTACATGTACGGTACGCTGTGGGCTTATTACGACAAAAACAAGAATCTGGAAGAAGCCCAAAAGTGGCTTGGCCGATTTGATGATGCGTATGGCCTTATTGAAGACCAAAACTACAAGGGTAAATGGCGTGGTGGTGACCAGCACCTGACTTCCGAGTTTCAGCCCCGCAACTACCGATATTCGTTCAAGTGAGTTCATAAATGGCAACTAGCGGACTCTACGGAAGCAGCACTGGGGGCGTCATTCAGGCGCAGCCAGGAGCCGAAACAACCGGTCTGTATGGCAGCACGGTTAAATTTGGCGTTACTGGTCCTACCGGTCCGACTGGTCCGGCTGGTCCCACGGGCCCTACTGGTGTTACTGGTCCGACTGGCGCTACCGGCCCCTCCGGCCCCACCGGAGCACAAGGTATTCAGGGTGTTACCGGCCCAACCGGGCCTACGGGCGCTCAGGGCATCCAAGGTAATGCAGGTCCTACTGGCCCTACTGGTACGCAAGGCGCTCAAGGTGTTGCGGGTCCGACTGGACCGACTGGCGCTACCGGTCTAACCGGCAATACTGGTCCTACGGGCCCTACTGGCGAACAAGGCATCCAGGGTGTTACGGGCCCCACGGGTGCAACTGGCCCGACTGGTGCGGCGTCTACTGTTGCTGGACCTACTGGTCCCACCGGATCGATGGGCCCGACTGGTCCTGCTGGCTCGGGAACTGGCGATGTGCTGGGCCCTGCAAGCAGCACTGACAATGCCATTACTCGGTTTGACGGCACTACCGGCAAGCTGATTCAAAACAGCATCATGACGCTGGGCGACGATGGCCAGCTAGAAAATGCTGCTTTCCTGCGTTTGCAGACATCTCCAGGCGTATCGCCTACTCAGGCTGGTTCCTTGTCTTGGAATTCCGGCGACAGCACTGCGGATTTGATTTTGAATTCCAATGTGACGTTGCAAGTGGGGCAAGAGAACGTTGCCTTGTCTTACAACGGCTCTGGTTCCACTATTAACAAAGGGCAAGTAGTTGCGGTGGCTGGCGCTCAGGGGCAGCGTCCGTCTCTGATGCTTGCGGATGCGAGTTCAGAGGCTACCTCTGCTCCTACTTTTGGCATTGCTACGGAAGCTATTGCAAACGGCGCAGAGGGGTTTGTAACCACCTTTGGTGTTGTTCGTGGCTTTGATACCAGTGCGATTGCCGCTGGCACGGCTGTTTATTTGTCCACCACTGCGGGAGCTTTTACTGCTACTCGACCTTTGGCACCTGATCACACGGTGTTTCTGGGCTGGGTCATTAAATCCCACGCGTCCAGTGGCGAAATTTTTGTCAACATCAATAATGGTTGGGAGCTTCAGGAATTACACAATGTGTACATTACTGGCCCTACCCAAGGCCAAGCGCTAACGTACGATGCCACGGCTGGCTATTGGACTAACACGACTGCTGTTGGCCCTACTGGCCCCACTGGTGCAAATGGCGTTAATGGCCCTACTGGGCCCACTGGGCCTAATGGTCCTACTGGCCCGACTGGCCCTGCTGGCGACAATGGTGAAAATGGTCCGACGGGCCCAACTGGACCTACGGGACCTACTGGTGCTAACGGCACTAACGGCCCTACGGGTCCGACGGGTGCGGGTGCTTCGTTTGCAATTACCAACGACACCACGACTGCCACCAGTATTTATCCGGCTCTGCTGAACCAGACGACTGGTACGCCTACTGGCATTTACACCTCTAATGCCAATCTGCTGTACAAGCCCAGCACTGGGGAGTTGAGCGCCAAGGAAGTGCGCTCCAGCAACGGCATTGTGGTCAACAGCCAGACGATCAGTTCTGATTACACAATCGCTTCTGGTGACAATGGTGGATCGTTCGGCCCTGTGTCGGTGGCATCCGGCATCACGGTGACGGTCTCTTCTGGCTCTGTTTGGACGGTGGTGTGATATGACTAAAACTGTTGGCCCTGCTACCGTAGTTGGCCCTCAAACTTTGAGGTAAGCATGAGCGTTGTAAAAGTACAGGGCAATGCCTCCGGCACTGGCATCTTCACCATTGCCGCACCGGCTACGAATACGGATCGGACGCTGACGCTGCCTGATTTGGACGGCACTCTGGCTCTTACCTCGCAGACTTCTTCGTTTGCTAGTGGCACGGCCATGATGTTCGTGCAGACCGCTGCGCCTACTGGTTGGACGAAGTCTACGACGCACAACGATAAGGCCCTGCGCGTGGTTTCTGGCTCGGCAAGTTCTGGTGGCTCTTCGGCTTTCTCTACCGTCTTCACGAACCAGACCCCGACCATTACGACCAGCGGCCTGAGTGCTGCGGCCACGACGCTTTCGACGACGCAGATGCCCAGCCATCGGCATGGCGGCCTCGACGCGGTTTCCAACAGCGGAGGCAATCGTTCGATAAACACAAGCGCTGGTTGCGGATCTGGACTTTTTACCCAATACACGGACTACCAAGGCGGAGGCGGTTCTCACACCCACTCGCTGACTGGTTCTGCTACTTCCAGCGCCATCACGCTGGCGGTGCAGTACGTCGATGTCATCATCGCCACGAAGGACTAAGCGTGAAACTGGAGCCAAAATCCAACTGCCCCCTTGACGGGTTCAAGCCTTGTCGGCAGCTTGAGTGCGCGTGGTTCATGAAGATTCGCGGCAATAACCCCAACACTGGGGAAGAGATTGATGACTACGGCTGCTCGATGGCGTGGCTTCCTGTGCTCATGATTGAGAATAGTCAGCAACAACGCAGCACTGGCGCAGCGGTGGAGTCTTTCCGCAACGCGATGGTGAAAGCCAATGAAGTCGGGCAGCGAGTTCTGCTGGCCGCTGCGGGGGTTCAACCTGCGGCACAAACCATGATTTTGGAGTCGAAATGAATCTGACCATTGTTCCGATTGACGGCGCTGTTTATGTGGACGGGGTTTCGTTGCACGGCCTGACGTTTGATGCGCCACAAGACATTCACGCCCTGCAATGGAAAGCGACCAAGGGATGGGTGGAGTTTGTGGATTCTGACGCAGGCCTCAAACCTGCGAACCAAGCAATTGATGCGCTTCCTCAGTGGGCTTTGGACGCCAAAACCAAGTGGGATGAGGCAAAAGCCGCAGAAGAGGCCGCTGCTAAAGCCGCTTTAGAGGCTGCTGCGAACCAGCCCACCACGCAAGGGGCCCAGACGCTGTGATCCAAGTTGCCCCTCGGTTCTCCGTCGTTCAAGACGGCACCACGTTGAACGTGTATCACGCCAATGTGGGCGAGGGGTTGCCGCGTCATGAGCATGCATATTCGCACCTGACCATGTGTCACGCGGGAAGTTGCATCGTTCGCAAGGAAGGCCGGGAGTTGGTGATGACCAAGAATACGCAGCCCGTTAACCTTGTGGCCGCTGAGTGGCACGAAATTGAAGCACTTGAAGACGGCACGGTGTTTGTGAACGTCTTTGCGGAAGGTAAAC